CCTGCAACTAGTTCATCAAGTTCTAGACCTTTTTCACCTTCAGCTGCGATTGTGAATGCACTGCTTAGTGTTGCACTGCCTGGATGTATGCGTGTTACATCAGCAGTTTGTGTGAATGCACTGCTTAGTGTTGCACTGCCTGGTTCAAAAACTGTGAAATCAATGCTTATTGTGCTTGCACTAGCAAGTGTAGCACTGTCTGTTCTTATTCTATCAGCAGTTGCACTGATTGTGGTGGCTGCGTCAAGTGCGGCACTGTGGTCAAAGGTTGCATTTATGTCAGCAGTTTGTGTGAATGCACTGTCTGGCTCAAGTATAAAGCTGGCTATTCTACCAACTGCTGCAACTTGGCTAACAATCGCATCAAAGTCTGCTGCACCTGGTTGTATTCTTGTTGCTGTGGCGCTTAAAGTTGCTGCTGCATTTAATGTGCTATCAGCACCAGCAAACTTGCTAATAGTTACGTTTTGAGTGAATGCTGCATTTAGGCTGGTTGCTCCGCCCTTAATCACTTCTATATTGGTGGTTTGTGTAAACGTGGCATTTAAGGCACTGTCTGCTGAGTTTACTACGCCTACATTAACTGTTATTGCTGCGTTTGCATTTAGTGTTGCACTAGTGTCTTGCAATAGACCTACATTTGCGCTTATTGAAGCTGCACTATTTAGATTTGCATTTATACCTGATGTAATGCCAATACCTGCTGTTTGTGTGAATGCACTGCTTAGTGTTGCATCTGCATATTTCTTTGTGTTTTCAAGTATTTCAGACTGTGAACCATCAAAACTAAAGTTGAATATTTGATAAGCATCATCATTTGTAGGCTGGCTGCTTGATCCTGTTATTGTGTCGTCACCAACACGCATAGCAAAACCGTCATAATAATCATCGTTAGTGCTTGGAGCAGGACCACCTAAGAATAAGTTTTTGTTTGTGCCTCCTGCAAACTCAAAAGCACCTGTGTAGGTTGTAGTATCACTTGCACCACCTACACGGTAAGTGATTGTGCCACTTGCATTTCTTGTTATTCTGTGATGATACCAAGTGTCATCTTGTAGTGAAATACTTGGTTCTAGTGTAACATTTGTATTCGTATCAGGCGTAACAACAACTAATCTAGGTCTAGCGTTACCAGTAACTATTTCATATCCTGAAATCAACAAGTTAGCATTCAAAGAAGTGCCATCATAATCTGTCCAATCTTGGAAACTTGAAAAACCAAGTTGGAACATTGTGCCACCCGCGGCTGCATATCCTTCTGCGCGATGCCAAAACTCAATAACAAACTCTTCGCTTGCATCTATTGGAAAAGTTGTACCATCTGTTCTTACTTCTGTGTTTACTTCACCTGTTGAAAAAAGTCTTAAACTGCCTGTACCATATTTGTAAACTGTGCTATCAATAAAGCCACCCATTGTAAGTGGACGCCATGGCTGTGTAAAGTCTGGAGTTGCGTAACTAATAGCACTGGCGGTTAGTGCAGTTGTGCTGGAATAAGTTGCTGCATCTGCTGTTATAAGTGGACCACCATTAACACTTTGTGTGAATGCACTTGCAAGTGTTGCTGATCCAGGATGTATTCTTGTGACATCAGCTGCTAGTGTTGCACTTGAAAGAACGTCTATACTTCCATTTCTACTTGCATTTACTGTCATTGTAGCATTAAATGCACCACCTAAACTGCTTGCAAGCGGTTTGATTCTTGTTGATGTTGCTGACTGGTCAAAAGAAACCGCTAACGAACTATCTAAGTTTCTAGTTCTGTCAGCGGTGATACTAATAGTTGCTGAAGTTGAGAGAGAGCTTGCGCCTGGCTGGATTCTATTGCCTTGCAAGCTGAGATTTATTATTGTGTCTAGTGTTACATCAGAACTTCTTGTGCGTTCAGCGTCTGTTGACATTGTAATGGTAGTAGCCATGTCAACACTGCCATTACGACTTGCTGTAACTGTCATGCTTGCAGTCATTGCACTTGAAATATCTACTTCAGCTTCTTGTATTCTTGTGCCAGTTACACTTATGCTGGCAGCTACACTTAGTGATGCTTCTGCTTCAAGTGTAGCGCCTTCACCTAGGAAATAATCATCAGTGATATAACCTTCTTCAATATAAGGTTCATAACGAATATAGCCTTCTTCAATGTAGCCTTCTTCGTAATAATAACCTAGATCATCTCCTGTTCTTGCCATTACACTTGTTCCTCGCTGATTATTTCAACTATTTGCGGTTCGTCTGCTGTTAAACCACTGTTAAGATAATCAACTTTGTGTTGATTAGTAGTGATTGACGCTGTCCAGTTGTTAACTATGATTGGTTTTGTAGTGTTGTCTTCATCTCTTACAGTTAGTTTAATCATGCTAAGTTCCTTATATCTGATATCTAATCAAAACTGTGCCAGCTGCGCCAGATGCACTGTTGCTAAATCCACCAGCACCGTCGCCACCGTCGCCACTGTTTGCACTAGGTGCGCTTACACCACCACTTTGTGCATCACCACCTGCACCAAAAGTGCCGCTGTTTCCGTAGCCTGTGCCAAAGTATGTGCTGTAACTTACGCCACTTCCGCCTGAAGAACTGCTGGCAGCACTACCGTTGCCACCGCCACCACCGCCAATGGTGTTGCCTGCGCCTGCGCCTGCGTATGTTCCTGAACCTCCATTACCATCAAGGAAATAGTAGTCTGACCACGTTCCGCCACCGCCGCCTGCGCTGCCTCCTGTTTTGCCGTTTGTTGCGCCACTGTTGCTGCCTGCATAGTTACCACCTGAACCACCACCTGTGCTGGTATAACCAAATCCAGTAGTAGATCCACCATTGTTTGAACCTGGTGCTGTGGTGCTGCTAACAGTTATAGTATAACCTGTGTTTTCTGACACACTGACACCTGATTGGTATTGCGTTTGTGCGCCACCACCGCCACCGTATCTGTCATTGCTTCTGCGTGTTCCGCTTGTGTAATCGCCGCCTGGGCCACCACCACCTACAAGTAGCACATCTACAGTGCCATCTCTTTGTGCTGTAAAGCTACCACCACTTGTAAACTCGTGTATTCTATAAGTTGTGCCGCTGATGTCAACATCCTGCACTGAGTCACCACCTGTGCCATAGAATGCTGTAGTGTCGTCATCATCTTCAAACGTAGTTGAACCATCTGTGCCTTCAAAGTGGTTGAGATACATTGTGTCATCATCATTAAAGAATCTTATTGTAGGAACTGTGATACTAGAGTTTGAAACACCATATCTGTCTACTAGACTTAGACGTGTTTCATCTATCCAACCTTCATATTCGTTGTTCACACCACCTCCAAAACTACCTTGTAACAAACCCGCGGCAGAACTTAGGTTCACCTCATTGTTGCTATAGGTAAAGGTATCAGTGTTGGTTCTTGTTCCATCAACCCATAAACTGCCTGTCTTTGATGGTGCATCAAACCCAAACGCAATATGTGTCCAAGTATCGTCTGGAATGGTGTTTGAACCTGAATAGAAGTTAAACTCTTCAATAGGATCACTACCATTCCAACCTTTCCAACTAAATCTTGCTTCATTGGTGCTCATGTTATGCAACATCTGATATATTCTTGCACCATAACCGCCTTGTCTGTTGGTAACAAAAAAGGCTGCCGCTGTGTTTGTGCTTGTTCCGTCAGGACGAACCCACATTTCTATTGTCCAACTGCCGTTGTAGGTGCTATTGCTTAAAGTGCTATCAAGCGTTGCTTCTAGCATATCATTGTCGCCGTCAAAGTAAACACTTGAACCACCAAAGTAACTTTGTGCTGTGTCTATTTGAACATTGCCGTATGTAATAAACGAGGTATCTCTACCTGCTGCTGCAACTTCTGCGGGTTTTGCTAGGTATGCTAGTCTACTTGCTCCAAAAGGCATATGGTTCTCCTTACTGGAAGTCTGTTGCTATGCTAGTGAAGTAGTTTGTTCCATCATAGAATATACTGACTACACTAAGTGTTGTTAATGTTGTTGATCCACCTGCAAACTTGTAATCTCCTGTGCCACTTGCTGTTCCTGATCCACTTACAATCAGTGTGACACTTTGTCCTGTTGCAGCATCTGAAAACGCTGGCAGTGACAAGCCTGTGGTTATTGTTATAGTTTGAACGTTGCCGTTTGATACGTTGATAGTTGGTGAATCAGTTGATCCTAGTGAATATACAGTTTCTGCATAATCTTCTAGTACTGGGTTTTGTATTGTGTTGCCTTGACAATCTAAATCACCACCAAGTTGTGGTGTTGTGTCATCAACAACATCTGAAATACCACCTGCTGCTGGTGCGCTTGCTTCCCAGTTGCCTGAAGTATTGTTGTAAGATAGGATGTTGCCATCTGCAACACCACTTACGTCTACATCACTTAAATCGCCAATAGGTTCACTGGTGATGTTTTCAAGTTTATCATTGTTTAGATTGGTGAAGTTTGCATCACCTTCAGCAAAGGTCAATGCTGAACCTTTTCCTGTCCTTGTTACTATTGTGCTCATTGAGTGACTCCTTATATAAAGTAAGGGTGCCAGGGAAGGCTGACACCCTTAATGTTGATTAAGCTAGGCTGATTGTTAAGTTGCCTGCTGAAATCTGGAATGTGTCACCTGATTCAATAGTTTTTGAAGTAGTAACTGAACCGTGAAACAATACGTTACCACCTGTGCTTGCATCCATTAGTGCTACGTGGGTGATTGTTCCCCAGTTTGCAGTTGCAGTAGGGAAAGTTACTGTAGCTGCTGAATCAGCACTACCTGCTGCTGCTGCGTCAAAAGTCATAGTTTGACGTGCATATGAACCACCTGATACTTCTGAAGTAACAGTGCCTGATTCTAATCCATCATCTGCTGTCCATAATCCAACATAGATGTCTGTTGGTGCTGTGTAAGCACCATTGCCTAGGATGTGATCTAGGACTTCGTTTTCAAGATAATCACTTGCTGCTGACATTTGAGTCTCCTTATTAAGTTAGTCTGCGATTTTGCAAAAGCAGACAACTCAATGTCTGCTATTGTTATTTATACTAAACGTCAAAAAACGTCAAAAAAAGCTGAAAAAAGTTACCAATATCCAGTGAATGTTGATGTAGTTCCAGTTATTAGTGAACTGCCGTCTGTTGGAGGTGCATCAAACGCTGTTATAACGTCTATTTGTGCACCTGCTCCGCCTGTTGTAGTGTCTATTCTTACAGTTGTGTCAATACTCATAGCTGCTGATGCTGTTCCTGGATTACTTACACTACACGTTAATGGAACTACTGTGCCTCCTGTAGTAACACGTGGCAAAAAGGCTGTTTTTCTAACACTTACACTCTTTAAGTAGTTGTCATCACCGTCATATAATCCACACCATACTACAGGAACTTCTACATAATCGCATATAAAGTCTCCGTTTGCTTCACCATCATTATCTGTAATAAACAGTATGGCACTGCCACTACATGATTTGCCACTTGCAGGACCAACTGTTAGTGTAACACTTTGTGATCCATTTACATCTTCATCATCAATAGTTTGTAGTGTTAGTGACCCTGAGCCTCCAGATATTGCAACTGTGCCTGTGAGTGCAGGTGAACTTAATCTACCTGTGCCACCACCTGTTATACTATATGGATAGCTACCATCTGGTATACCACCTGTTATTGTAATAGTTGCAGTTGAACTTGAACCTTCTACTATTGAACTTGGTGAAAAGCTGATTGAATAATCATAATCGTCTGCAAGTGTAACACTTTGACTTGCTCCACCATTGTCTAGTGCTAGTGTCAGTGTTTCGTTGCCTTCTAGTGTTCCTTTTGTAAACGTAAAGGTTAAACTACCATCTTCATCGCACCAATCAGCTGTAAAGTTGCCTGTTATACTGCCTGTCAACAAGTCTGCTGCATTGATGCCTGATATTGTGTATGGTATATCATCACCATTGTCATGGTTTGTTGCGCTTAGTGTGAATGTAACACTATCACACTCAGTTAAACTGCTTGCGCTTGCACTTAGATTGTAAACAGGTGTGTCTAGATATTGATCTTTGATTGTAACACTATGGCTAACACCGCAAACTGTAAACACTAGTGTTTCTTCGCCTTCAGTGTCTGCGCTTGCGTCTATTCCAATATCAATGCTACCTGTTCCATTAGTAAAAGTTATTTCGCCTGTTAGTGGTATAGTTACGTCTGCTTGTTGAACACCAGTTATAGTGTAAGGTTTTGTAAAGTTTGCAGTTGAAGTGTCAACGTCACTTGGCACGCCAAAGTTTAGTGTAATAGTTTCACCTTCACAAGCTGAACTTGGTCCACTTATTGTAATATTTCTTATTGAAAGCTGTGGGGTGTAACAGTCAGTTTCTTCTAAAACTTTTGCATTTGGCAGTCTATTTCTAACAGCTTCAGTATCACTGTCTTCTATTGCGTTGTTTGAACATCTGCTGCGTATTCCGTTTTGTTTTGTGCGATATTCTCTTTCTAAACCAGTTGGTGAAAACACTGTGCTGAGATATTCTAGTGCAGTAATGTTATACAGTAGTGCACCTTCTTCATCACTTTCTTCTATTTCAATAACAATAAACGGTTTGCCTGAAAACTGATGCATTGAACTAGTTACATCAATAATATCACCTGCTGTAATACCGTTTGCAGTAAAGTCACTAGTAAATCTAATAACCTTATCTAATCTACTTTGGTTAAGTTCTTTGCTTGCAATATATTGTGCTTGCACTGGGTCGTTTATAATAGGCATTTGCAACTTTAGTTCGTTGCGCTTTTCATATGTAAACCATTCGCTAGTTGGCTTCTTTACAATAACTGTATCAACAGCATCTCTTAGGTCTTTGTGTGGAAACTCTATTGAACAAACATTATAGAACTCACTAATACCTTTAGAGTGAACACTAATAGGACCAATAATATTTGAATCACTAAAGTTTTTGACACTTGTGTAACTGCCTTTGATTATGTTAAACGTCCATTTACCTGCTTGCAGGTCGTGTGTAAAGTAAGCACCTGCGGCTGTAGCCAACATATTGATGTTATCAATAGTAGGGTTACTGGTGTCTATGATACCATTTATTTCTGCTTGTTTAACTGTTGCCATATCAACTTCCTGTGTTTGTAACTGTTATTGTTTTTTCTTCAGTGTTTGCTTCTGGTGTAACTACGTCTACAATCAAACTAATGTTACCTGTTTCACCGCTTGCACTTGTTAGTGTAATATTGTCTATAATACCATTGAGTTGTGTTTTTGTACCTGTAATCTCAAGTTGATTGTTTTCATAAGGTTGTGGATCAGCGTGTTCATAGTATTCATATAGATTAGTTGTGCCACTGTCAAAAGTTATAAACTTATCATCTATTTCTGTTGGAGTCATGTTATCATCAACTTTAGGAACGTCAGTATTTCGTGTCATGTTACCGCTTGCATCTACATCAAAAACGTAACCCATGCTTGTAAACTGTGTGCCTGCACCATTAAACTTTATCTTTTTGTTTGCTGTAATCACATCCATGTTAAACAGTGTTCCAAGATTTGAATCTCCTAGGCGTTGAGATGCTGCACTTGTGAAAGTTGCATTGTCTATAACTGTACCAGTGTCACTATAACTTGTTATTCTACCTCTGTTGGTTCCAGCACCTGGATCGCCAACATATAATATATCGTTATTCCATTCTAGTGTAGTACCAAACTCACTTGTTGCTCCACTTGGTGCAGTCAATACAATCCAATCACTTGTATCATCTGCGTGTATTGCATAGATAGTTGTTACAGTTATGTCTAGTGTGTATATTCTTACTTCACCTGATTCATGATATGTTGCAAGTTTAGTGCCATCACTGTTTAGTGCAAAGTTGTAGTATAATGGATCATCATATGAACTTGCAGCGTGCAAATCTGAATCAACAGCAAAAACATTGATTAGTTTTGTATAAGTGGTACCATTCCATATGTAAACAGATATAAGTTCCTGTTCTTCGCTGTCTTGGCCGTCTTCACTATCAATAGCTTGGTTTTCATTAAAGTCAAAGAAACTGTTTATTGCAAATACTGCGCCATCGTCACTTATAGCCATAAAGTTTGCTTTGTATTCATCGTAGTTTTGGCTGTTGTTAACATTGAAGTGTTGCCTTATATTGAATCCATCATTTGTAGCGTTTTCTTCAAAAACAGCATAGGTAAACTCGTTTGATTGTCCTTCATCGCCGCTATTGAAATCATTTGTGTTACTTGATTCACTGGCAACAAAAACATTTGCGTTTTTTGCAACAGCTAGGTATTTGCCAAATCCTGTTTGGTCGTATGTTGTGTTAAAGATTCTTTGTACTTCAGTCCATTCATCATCATTGTTTTTTTGATGCACATTTACACCAGCACCGCCACTCCAAGTAAACAAATACTCACCGTCATAACTTACTCCTGTAACAGCACTTACATTTCTAGAAAGATTACCAACATTGTCTTCCCAATATCTTACAACACCACTGTCGCTCATTGAAGATACTTGTCCAGGATTGTTTGGTGTTACAGTGTAGGTATAAACACCATCTGCTGTATAATCAGGGTCACTAATCAACGGTAAACTGCCACCTATTGTAGTTTCAACTGCTGTAGTGTAAGTAGGTGAACCTCTTAGTGGACCTAAATAATCTAAGTTCAAACAGTTTGCAGGCTGATTTCTTGTAAACTGGCCTGTTGATTGTGCAGTGCTTTCTGCTGTGTATTGGAAAGTAAAGTCTTGTTTTGTGCTGTTTGCTGTGTAGCTTATACTGTTCAAGTGACTGTTTACTTGCGTTATTGTGCCAGTCAAAGTAAGTGTTTTTGTACCGCTATCAAAACTACTTGTGCCGCCTGTGCCTGAACTGCTAAGTGTTGATATACTTGTTATAACATTGCCTGTCAAAGTAACAGTCCAACTTGAACCATCATCTTCTGTGTAGGTTACAACTGGATTATTTGTAATGTTTTGTGTAGTGCTTGCAAGCCAATCTGTTGCACTTGAAGCACTAAGTCCAGTTTCTTCAAGTGTTGCACTAATATTGAAAGGTGCTAGTAAACTTGGTGTAGGATCTCTAAATCTTGCTGCTGTAACACTCAAACTTGCTGCTGTTGCCATCTTGCTTACAGGTATGAAAGTACCTACATTCCAACTTACTGTTTGTCTACCTGCTGTTGTAGTATATTTGATACTACTTGTATAGATAAAGCTACCTTGAAAGGTAGCAGGAGTTGTAATGCTTGGTGCTGCTACTGCTGTCCAATCATCAACACTATCAATACCTGAAACAATATAAACTCCTGATACTTCGTTAACAGTTACACCACTTGGTAAACTGCCCCAACTGATTGTTGTTCCACTTACTGCACTAACATCAATGTGATATTCAACATTTGCTGTAGCTGGCTGTATTATTTCTACAATGTTTATTTTTCTTTGTGCTGTAAACGTGCCAGCTAACACTGTAGTATCAATGTCTCTTGCTGTTGGCCAATCAAAAACTACATTTGCAGGTCTATTGTCTGTGAATGTTATTGTTTGATTACCAAACGTGTTTAGTTCTGTAAACGAAAAACTCATTAACTAATCTCCAAATCATCTTCAGGTATACCTGCACCATATCTTGTGTTAGTGCTGTAATCATACATAACATCACCTACGTTTTTCATTGAGTTTTCAACTTTGAACTGTAAGTTTTCTAAACTTGTTATTTCTGCATCTGCGTTATACTTTACTTTGACTATTACAAAGTTAAGTTCGCTCATTGTGTCATAGATATCCCAGTGTGGCATTAAATCATATGCTGCTAGATTATTCTGAGCACTTTCTGTTGTAAATCCTGTGGGCTCATCACTGTCTATACTGAAAGGATATATTTCCATTAGTCCACTGTAGGTATCACAGGTGTTACCGTCATCATCTATTGCAAGATCAACTGTATATCCATCGTCTTTGAAAGTTAAACGCAATCCTTCATAGTAAACTTCTTTGAAACTGAATGTACTGTCAGTGCCATCAATGAATGTTCCTGTTTTTTCACTTATTGTAATGCAATACCACATTGTTAAGTTGTCAGCACTCATTGTTGCATCTGTTATGATGCCACTAGTGTATGCACTGCCATAAATCACAGGTATGTAGTTTTGCGTATCTGGATTTAGTGTTATCTTCTTGCCTGGACCAGGTTGTTGTGATGGTGTTCCTTGATTTGGTGCAACAATAAACTGGTTTATAAAGTTACTGTCAAATCTTGATATGATACTGTGTGAAACAAGTTTGCCTAAGTTGTTAGCTCCAACTTCTTTATCCTGAAACTTCTGCTGAAGTCCTTTCATTGCATTTAGAAAACTCATACCCAAACACCTCCTGAACCTGATATTGGTCTTGTTGTGCGACCATTTGTTGTTGCTTGACTACGTGGTGCACCAAAGTTAAACTCTGTATCTTTGAGTGCGCTTACTCTGTCAAAACTTGTGTCATCTGGAAAGTTTTCTTTCATGCTTTCACTGTTTGTTTGTCTTGCATTGAAGTTGTTGCTGAGATAATCAACCCAACTGTTTAAGTTTAGTGTTAGTGATACAGTTTGTGATCTACCATAATAATCATAGTCATCATCTACTGAATAACTTTCAATGTAACCAAAGAATCTACCTTGAACACTGCCCACACTTGGTAACTGTATTTGTGCAGTTTCACTATCCCAAAGATATCTTTTGATTCTTACAATATTTCCTTTGATATTTGAGTATAATACTGCACCTATTTCTGTATCTGGTATGCCACTTAGTGTCAGTGTGATACTGTTGGTTGCACCTCTTATTGAACTAGTGCTTGGTGTTATTGAAAGTAGTTTACCTACTGGAGTGAATGTAAATCCATCTCTTTCTAATGGATATATGTCATCAGTAAACAGTAGTTCTTCATGCTGTGGTATACCTGTTGGAGTAGTAAGGTATTCTGGACAAGTCCATTGTACAGTATAGTTTGCTAACAGCGAAGGATAGCTATCAAGATTTAGCTGTGTTCCCATTATACAAGATCCTCAACAAATATAAACGGCCCATCCCAACTTACTTGGTCTCTTGCAAATATATTCCACTGTGGCATCTGTATACAAATCAAGTCATAACTATCATTTGAAGCAGGTGCTACATTTCCATAGAACCAAGGATACAAACTGTACTTTATTTGTACACCTGTTTCTGGTGTGTAAGTTCCTTTTGTTTCTAATGTTTCTATGTTTGTATAGATATCACTCCATCTTGGACCATCTGGTAGTTTCACAGTAAAGATATGTGGATTTCTACCTCTCAAAACAGCACGATATGTACCATCTCTTGCTGTAGTGCTACCTACTGTTGGTAGTCTGTTTATTGATAACTGTTCTGCGTTATCAAATACCCATTGGAAACTCATAGTTTTCTCCTTTGTGGAAATCTAGTTGCGCCTTGTGCTGCTACTGCGTGAATAAACGCTGGATCACGTGCAATCAAATCACGGAAACTTGAAGCGTCAACTGCGTTTATGTTATATGTTACATTCTGTGATCCAAAGTCATTCAAAGGTGTAATAGTTGCAGGTCCGCTTACTAGTTCTGGACCTCTTTCACCTACCAATCCAAAACTATTTGCTGGTATACGTCCACCATTTGCAAAGCCTCCTGCAAAGTTACCAATGCTGTCAATAAGATCTGTTAGTCCTAAGTTGTCTGCAATATCACTTGCACCAGCAATAACACTGTTGAATCTACTTCTTACACTGCTTGCAAGGCTGTTGATTCTTGATCCAACACTTGCACTTAAACTTTCAACTTGATTTCTAATAGCACCTAAACTTACACCTGTTAAACTTTCAAACTGATTGCTTATTGTTTGTGCAACGCCTGCAAAGCTGTTGGTTATGTCACCAATAACACCGCCTATTCTTGAGACCATGCCACCTGTCATATTGTCAAAACTACCAAGCACTCCATTAGCCATGTCTGGTATGATTGAGTTACCAACAACTTCGTCATACATATCACCAAACCAACCAGTAACACCATTGTATGCACTTTTTGCACCATCAACCATACCACCTGTCATGCTGTTCCATTTGTCACCAACTGCACCAGCAACTTCGCCTACTGCACCTGCAATCTCACGTATCTTATCAACAAATCCTGTAATGGCTTCTACTACTGTTTGGATAACTGCTACTACTGCATTGATAGCTCCTGTCAAACCTTGTGCTAGTATTTCAACAACAGGCGCAATAACACCTAGCAGTGTTTCAAATACTGGCCATAGTGCTTGCAGCAAATCAAACAGTGCTTGTCCAACTGGAATCAGTGCGTCTATGATTGGTCTAAGTGCTGCAAAGGCTGCTTTAACGCCTTCAATAATGTCTGGCAAGATAGCCATAGCACCTTCTGCAAGTTGTACCAATACAGGTAATAGTGCAGTTGCAATATCAGTACCAAGTTGCCCTACCATTTCGCCTAGTCTACCTAGTGTGTCATTGAACACTTCTGCATTTTCACTTGCTTCTAAACTAACAATGTTTGAGTTTGCTTCAACGTCTGCTAGTGTTGCAGCTAATCCTTGAGCGCCATCTTGTAAACTTGCAAACTGTTGTTGAATGACTGGACCAGCTCTACCACCAACTACTTTTGCAAAGTCTTCTGTTGATATAGTACCTGCATTCAATGCGTTGATCATTGCTTCCATAGCATCTGAGCCAGTTAGCAAATCACCATTAGCATCTCTTATTGAATCACCTAGTTTAGCAACAACTTCGCCATATGCTGTATGGCCTTCTTCACCTTGTCTTAGTCTGGTGTTAAGTTGTAGCATACCTCTTTCAAAGGTAGCTGCATCAACACCTGCTTCATTCATTGCTTGCTGTAGAACTTGGAAGCCACGGAATGCTTCATCACTACTTGCTGCTCCTGCAAGTCTTGCACTCTTGGCAAGGTCATCCATGTCATTGATTGTATTTCTTATACCGTTGATAGCACCTAAGCCAGCAAGTGCGCCTGCGGCTGCAACTGCTAATGGGCCAAGTCTTGCTAGTTTACTTCCTAAACCAACGCTGGCAGCACCAGCAGCATTCATATTGGTAACGCCGCCTTGTGTGTCAACTTCTAATACATAACGGTCTGTGATTGTAGCCATTATCTTAGCCTCCTAAATAAATCTCTCGCAAAGTCTATAGTAGGCTGGCTCATACCGTCAGGTGCTTGTCTACTCCATGCGTCTTTTTCTAATCTTCCTGCATATGGATAATCAGCAGTAATATTTTTTTGGTTCTGAAGACTAGTTTTGCTACGAGCGTTGCCTGAGCGTATAGGAGTTACTTCTTGAAACTTGTCTGCCATCTTACCTGGCAGTTCATTTAAGAAACGCTTTACTTCTCTTGAACGACTTGTGAATCTATCTCTTGTTACCCTACGCATTTTGCTTTGTCCTCTTTACCATGTCTAGTAGTTCAGATTGCGAATATCCATGCGTGGTCTTAACACCTGGATTATCCTCAACGAACTTTTGGTAACTAACTGCTACCTCTGCACATTTAAGATCCAGCGTGTCACCTGTGTGAACCAACTGACTTGGTAATACCCCATATCGTTTGGCCACAAAGTCAAGTGTTAACCAAACGCTGACTTCAGGTGTTAAGGTTGCGAAGTCTGGGGTTGTGTGTTTCCCAGTTCTTCAACCGCTTTACCTATAACAGGCACCATAATCTCAACTGGCATAACTTCATTGCCACTTAGTATGCGTTGACCTTTTTCGTCCAACAGAAGTTCCTTTAGAACTGCCCACATTTCTGTTTGGTCGTCTTTGATCTGTGCTAGTTTGAGATAAGTTGGCAAGTCCTGCCTGTCGTGCATATAGAACTCAATAGGTTCTCCATATGCTTGTACGATTACTGCATCATCTACAGTAACTTTTTTGAGTGTTGGCGCTTTCGCTAGTTCTTTAAGTTGCATTTAATCTTTCTCCCTGTCAATCAGCTTATTTGCGAGAACAACCAAGAAGTTCAATCTATTTGAAGCCTTGGCTATGTCTGCCTTGGCGCACGATATTTCATTGTTTGCCTTGGCTGCTTCTGCTATTACAGTCTGCAGAAGTTCAATCTTTGTCTTTCTATCTAGTAAATCTTTCATCTATCTATCCTTCATGTGTATTTAGCACATTAAGAAAAAGGGGGTGCCAAAACACCCCCAATCCCTAAGCCTTCACGCTCTGCGTACTCTTATTTATGGAGTAGCAGTGTCGTCAATAGTGTAATCACCGTCAACAGTAATAGTTACTGGTGATACCCAAACAGGCTGGTCTGCACTAACAGTTGGTGACAACCCTGTGATGTAACCATCACCTGATACAGTGATACCATTAGTACCATCTGATTCGTCACCCATGTATAGTTCAAAGCTGATTTTGGTCTTTAGAGTTGAACACCCAAAGATACCAGCGGCAGCCATTGTTGTTGCACTAGAGTATGCGCCATCGCCTGTGCCAAAGAACGTGTCTTTGTCAAGAACTAGGTTACATTCTAGTGAGTTTGTCGCTGTAGTAGCGATCTGCAACTTACTTGCAGAGTCAAGTTGAGTCCAGGTAAACACGTCATTAGCCGCATTCATTGTAACATCCTGAAGTGCAGGAATACTTACTGTTCCTGATAGTGTTCCAGAACTGTCACTAATGGATAGTGTAGCTTGTTGACCTGATACACCTGGTGCTGGATATATGTATGCCATATGCTTTTTCCTTTAGTTAATCCTTGTTAAGTTGTATTCCACTTGCACAACCAGTAAATCACCATCATAGTTTGTAGAGACCGTGCTTTCTCTTGTGTGTGTTCCATCCAATACAATAGTATCTTCAAGTCCACGCAAACTAGTAACGATAGAGTCCAACTGGACAGGTGGGTTTTTTGCATCAACAGCAAGATAGACACTGACTGATGTTGTTGTATTGTTAATATTTGTGCCTGATAGTGTTTGAACAATAGGAACACTAGTAAACTGTGTGCGGTCTACATAAAGAGTCTTTGGATTCTTTATATAAGTTGCAACACCTGACTCGTTGAAAGGCAGTTCATCACTTAGATTTACTCCACTTAATGCTAGTGCCTTTATCTTGTCAACTACTTGTGTTCTCATCTTCTTCTTCTCAGATTAACATAGCCTAGTTCCTTTTCAGTTGACTCAACAGTTGAGTCATCATCAAAGTCATACCAGTCTCCTGCACGAATCAACTCCTCAAATAGGTTTACCGCACGATTTTGGTAGTAACCCATTTTCGCTCTTTCTGAGTTTGTATCATCACCAAAGTCTGCAACTTGTGGTAAGATATATTCAGCAAGTGCAGTGGCAACGCAGAGTTCTGTAAAGTCACTTTGGCGACCTAAGATTTGATCTGCGTTGACACTTGGAATATCTGCAACACTGTTTACTGATTCACGCTTCATGTAATAGTTTCTCCACCATCCACTTGCGCTTATACGATTCAATATACGGTCTGTTGCTTTGATTAATGCATCTTCTACAACGTCATCAGTCAAGCCTTCATTACTGTCAAACAAACGCTTATCTTGTGCAGTTACATCAGTGTATTCTGCAAAGGATATCACGCTTCCGCTGTCTGTAATAAAGGCCATTTAACTATCCTCTATTAAGCTGCGTCTTGAATCAATACACCACGACCAGCGTCAATCAAACCAACGCCTGCGTGTAGTGATGCAACTACATCAAAACCAACTGCTTCTGCTCTACGAGCAATCTCAAGATCAACGTTCTTCTGCATACCAATACGCATTGCGTCTTGGCCAAAGATAGCCATCTTAGCACCAGTTACACCAGTGTTTGTAGCATTTAGGTAGCTAGATACAAATACCTGTACGCCCATCAGTGTTCCAAAGAATCCGCTGCGTAATGCTGCGCCTTGGAATACGTCACCACCAGCAAACGCTGTGCCACCAATGTCGTTCATTAGTGCTGCGTATGCGTCTGTGCCAACTACACCATATAGCTGTCCTGTTTCACCTGCGCCACGGATTGTAGCAACAGCGGAAGCAACTTCTGCCATGTCAAGATCACCAGCTGTGATTTCTTGTGCAGTTAATGTACCCATTACGCCTGCAACTGCTTTGTCAAAAGCGTTTGAAACAGCGTTACCTAGTGAACGTCCAACTTCGTTTGGATCAATGTTACCAAGGTCACGAACAACTGAACGTGCAGCATAAAGTTCTGCTGAGATAGTGTTCTTTGTGTCTGCTGGGTTTGTGACAGCTACGTCTGTAGTGATACCGCCACCACCAATGCTAGTAGCAGTAACTGCCGCTAGTTCTGGAACTTGTAGTACGCCATTTGGTGCGTTAACTACTGGGATCATTTGTCCGCCTAGGAAGAGTGAACTCTCATGTGCAGCATATACTGTTGCAGCTTTGGCAGGAACAAATAGTGCGTCTGTATTAGTTGAACTAATGTATGAATCAGCCATTTATAATCTCCTTAATATTTGGCATT